AAGCTTTAGCTGTAGAAACTATAATAGCTTTATTAGCAATAAAACTTGCAAGTTTAGCTAATGGAAAAGGAAACGGCAAAGATACAGGTGACGATGATTTGGAATCAACACAACAAGAATTAGATTCATTAGTTGCTTTATCTGAAGCTGAAGAATCTAATCAAAATAATGATGGCAATGGCGGTGACGGTGTAACAACAATAACAACAACTACTACTGCAACGGGAACTTCAACAAGTACCGGTGGCGGTGGATATTAATACTTAGGAGGTATTATGAAGGCAAACGAGTTAAAAAAAATAATCGGTAGATTAGTCAATGAAGAAGTCAAAAAACAACTCGGCGAGATATTTATTAATGAAATTAAGTCTAAAAGGTCTACGCCAATTCAAGAGTCTGTTAAGACAAAAGAAGAATATCCGACAATGGGTGGAAAAACATTTGGTACAAACGATATGGCTGACTTATTAGGCTATGGTGATATGAAATCTAATGGAGGCGGTATGACAAATGCAGGTGTAGCAGAAATAGCACAAAAAGCAGGAGTTTCACCTGACCAAGTTGACCCTGATGTACAAAAAGCTATCACTAAAGATTATCGTGAACTTATGAATAAAATGAATAATAAATGAGCGTAAGAGATATAGACTTAGACCCTGACAAAGCCTTTGGAATAGGCTTTCCGTTAAATTACAACAGAGAGACTTATGGCTTTTTCAAAACTAACTATAGTTATTACGAACAGATACAAGATAATATAAAAAATTTATTGTTAACAAAGGTAGGAGAACGACCAGCGATACCTGAATTTGGATGTCGTTTATCAGAAATTGTTTTTGAACAAAACGACCCAGCTATACTAAAACCGCAAGTTGAAGAATCTATAAAAGAAGCGTTAGATTTATTTTTACCTTTTGTTAGTTTAGTTAAAACTGAACTTATAGACAACGGGAATACTTTAAATATATTAGCAAAATTTAGTACCGAATTTAATGACGAAATAATTGTATCTTTAGATATGCCGGGTGCGGACTTTAGTGAGTATTAATATTTAGGAGAAGGAAATGGCTCAAGCAGTAAAGCAAAAAGAAGTTAAGTATTTAAATAAAGACTTTAATCAACTTAAAGATTCTTTGATGGAACACGCAAAGACATACTTTCCTTCTGCATACAATGATTTTAATGAAACTTCTCCTGGTATGATGTTTATTGAAATGGCCGCATATGTTGGTGATGTTCTTTCTTACTATATAGATAATCAATTTAAAGAAAGTTTATTAGCATATGCTGAAGAAACTAAAAACGTTTATCAGATTGCGCAATCAATGGGTTATAAACCTAAAATTGTTACCGCAGCGTCTGCAGATGTAGATATCTTTCAAACGGTGCCTTCTATTGGTTCAGGTGCGGCAAACAGACCTGATTTAAATTACGGTTTAGTATTAAAGGGAGGTTCTAATTTAAAATCTTCAAGTGGCCCTGATTTTTTCTTAAACGAAGATGTTAATTTTCAATATTCAGGTAGTGCATCTAAGATAGATGTTAGTGTGTATGAAAGTGCGGGAGGAGAACCTACTACATATCTACTAAAAAAATCTGCATCAGCAACTTCAGGTCAACAAAAAACAGAACGTTTTGTTTTCGGTGCTGCTAAACGATATGACAAAATAAGATTAAAACAAAGTGGCGTAACTGAAATAATTTCTTGTAAAGATAGTGATGGTAACGAGTGGAGTCAAGTTCCATACTTAGCACAAGATACGGTATTCATTGAATCAAACAATACAGCAGATTTAAGTCCACAAGATTCTCAATTTTCTGATAAAGCTCCATATCTATTAAAATTAAAAAAGACATCAAGAAGATTCTACACTTATATAACTGAAGACGGATTGGTAGAGTTAAGATTCGGTGCAGGAAATAGTTCAAATCCTGATGAAGAAATTATTCCTAATCCTGATAATGTTGGTTCAAGTTTACCTTCCGGTGTATCAGGTTTAGATACTGCTTTTGACCCAAGTAATTTTTTAAATACAAAAGCATACGGACTCGCACCTGGAAATACTACATTAACTATAACATATAGATACGGTGGTGGACTTTCACATAACGTACCATCTAATACAATTAATAAAGTAGTAGGTGCTTTATACGGCCCGAATAAGCCAGGTGTTAATAGTTCTTTAATAGCAACTGCAAAAGCAAGTGTTGCTTGTAATAACGCATTACCTGCAATGGGAGGAAAAGGTCGTGAATCTGTAATTGAAGTGAAGAATAATTCTCTTGCATATTTTCAAGCACAACAAAGAACAATAACTAAAGAAGACTATATGATGAGAGCTATGACTATGCCAGGTAGATATGGTAGTATGGCAAAAGTTTATATTGTTCAAGATGAACAATTACAAGAAGGTAAATCATTAGATAGTGGTACAGATGGTAAAACAAAAGCAAACTTACCTAATACTAATACACGAGTAGCAAATCCATTAGCACTTAATATGTATGTTTTAGGATATACACCTGCTAAAAAATTAGTAGTTTGTAATGATGTTGTGAAGAGAAATCTTGCTACATATTTAAGTGAATATCGTCCTGTAACAGATGCTGTAAATATTAAAGACGCTTACATAATTAATTTAGGAGTTAGATTTAGTATTATAGCAAGAGTAGGATTTAACAAAGATGAAGTTTTGTTAAGATGTATAAATGCTATAAAATTCTTTTTTAGACCTGACGATTGGCAAATCAATCAACCAATTGTTGTTGCTGATTTAGTTAGAGAAATAGCATTAGTAGATGGAGTTGCATCAGTAGTTCCTCCTCTCGAAGATAATCCTGATAAGTCTCAGGTAATAATTTATAATCGTTATGAAAAGGGTTCAAATTATTCAGGTAACATTTATGACATCGGTTCAGCAACTAAAGATGGTGTAATTTATCCTTCAATCGACCCAAGTATCTTTGAATTAAAATTTCCGAATAAAGATATAGAAGGTAATTGTATAGGCGATTCATCAAGTGGCGCCGGGTACTAAGGAGTAAGTAATGCACTTTTTTACATTCGCAACAGAAGATACGGTTTTATACGAAGCATCTGAATCTAATAATTTTGGATTAGATGAAATAATTGAAGTACGAAAAGATGTTGATGATGCTGGTGTGTCTGTCAATGTTTCAAGAATTTTAGCACGTTTTGATTTACAAGCTATGAGTCAAAGTGTAGTTAGAGCTAACGCAGGTGCGACTGCTAAATATTATTTAAATATGTATGATGCTGGTAGTGATAATTTAACTACTTCACAAAGTTTGTATGCTTATCCTACAAGTGGTAGTTGGAATATGGGAAGAGGCAAAACTACTTATAGTCCTGCGGAAACAGAAGGGTGTAGTTGGGCTTATAGAACAGGGCAGAATGAAGAAACGTATTGGACTAAAGCAGATATAAAAGACACAGGCGGTGCTTGGATTAGTGGTTCAGGATATGAAGCATCTCAAAGTTTTATACATACAGATACTGAACTTGATATGAGAATGGATGTTACTGATATTGTTAATAAATGGTTTAGTAATAATATTACTAATAACGGATTTATGGTTAAACGTTCAGGTTCTATTGGAAATAATAATGTACTATTAGATGAAGGTTCAAGTACACAATTAGGTAATTTTAAATTCTTTTCACGAGATACACATACTATATACTCTCCGAGATTAGAAGCAGTTTGGAACTCACACGTTTGGAATACAGGTAGTCTTCAGAAGTTAGATGCGAGTGATTTAGAAGATTTACAAATTTATAGTACTAATTTAAAATCAAGATATTCAAATGAGTTTGATGGTAAAATACGAATTGTAGGTAGAACTAATAATCCAACATTAAGTAATTCTCCTACAGCATCTGCATATAGTGTAGTAAAGTACTTACCAACAGGTTCTCAATATTCTGTATTAGATAATTACTCAGATGATGTTGTTATACCATATGGTACAGGCTCGTACATATCGTGTGACTCACGTGGAAACTTTATTGATTTAAACACTTCAGGGTTGCAAGTTCAGAGAGAATATAAATTATTAATAAAAGTAATAAGTGGTTCTTTTGCAGGTAGCAATGGAACAGACACAGAAGTTATAGATAATAAATTTACATTTTTCATAAAATAATGCCTTATACAAAAGAACAACTTGAAAACAACGAATATTTTCAAAATTTAAAACTTGAAAACATCCGTGAATATGAAGAAGAGAGACAACTTTCTATTGCTGAGTTTGAAGCATCTTCTTCTTTAGACGATAATAATCAAGTTATGAGATTAAATAATATTCCTACAGCCCCTATTCAGAGTTATGAGAATCCTGAAACGGGTGCTGCGGACAATAGTCCTACTACCTGGGTAAAACTTTCAAGAAAACAAACTAAGTTAGTACGTGGTGAAAAATTAAACGAAATAATTAACAGAGAATTTGAAGAGTTATAATGTCAAGTAAACTATCAGATAGAGATAAGATTTTATTAAAAGCCGGCGGTACATTTACTCCCGGTACACGAAAGTATGAAGGCGGTGTTTATGGTAATGGTGAAGATAGAGATTACGCTTTATTATCTATAATAGAACCTTCAACCGATAGAGTAATTTTAACAAAAGAACTTGAACCTACAACAGAAGGTGATAGAGTAATTGTAAAGCCTGGAATTGATATAAGAGAAATGGGTTTTGTATCAGGAAGATTTAATTTTAAGTATGAATTTTTCAGAACATTAGCAGGTAGTGATAAAATAGTTTTAGTCAATACAAAACAACAACAAGCAGGTGAAATATATGATGGTCCATACTTTATAAATCCTAAAGGTGAATATTACTCAGGAGCTCCTGGACAAGATACAGGCACTCAAGTTGAATTACAACCTTTAAAGATGAACTATGAAGTATCTGAAATAAGTTCTAATAGTGATGAAATTAGAATACGTGCGAGAAATATAAATGACGAAGTTTATAAAGACGACTTATACGATAGGGCGTTTGCTTTTAAAAATGTTGTAATTGATGAAGATTATAGATTAAAAAGAAATGAAGAACCTAAATTAAGATTTTATAATCCATTTAATCCTAATATGTCTTCAACTGCTAATGCAGGATTTAATGCGGGTACAGGCCACCCGCCCGTTGATGACGACCCTACGGCTTCTCATATAATTTTAGAGGATGGTGGTCAATTTTATTTTAAAGATTTAATGGATGGTGCTTCTATACGAATAAAAAATGCTTATGTTATTGGTGAAGTAGAGACTACATTAATTACAGACCGAAATATTTTAACTAACCCGGGCGGTGATACGATAGTATTTGATGATGCGCTTAATCCTTTATCTCCATCAGGTGTTTATGATACAGAGTTACACACAGATGCTATTAC